TGCTCAACGATTTCTGGCAAACCCCGAAGAAGCTCTCGGGCCAATGGTGGAGCAGATCGCGCAGCAGAAGGCGGACCAGCTTATTCAGGACCGCCTTTCCGAGCAGCAAGAGACGTCATACATCTCTGATCTTGAAACTCAGAACCGCGACTGGCTCTATGACAAGCAGGGCAACCCAACCAAGGAAGGCCTTGCGGTGCAGCGCTACATCGGCCAGGCCTCTGAGATGGGCATCGCCACTGCCGAGCAGAAGTGGGCGTACGCCACAGCCATGGTGGAGCGAGACCTTCTTACTACCCTCCGAGAGCAGCAAGCTCGCCAGCAGAGCCAGCAGGCCTTCCAGCAGTCCCTTCCTGCAGAAGCAAATGTTGCGCCGGAGCAACAAGAAGTGAGCACAAATCAGGCTCAGAAGGACATAGAGTACCTTAGAAGGGAAGCATCCAGGCGTCCAAGTCGCGCGACAGGCGCGCCAGACCCAAGAGCTCCCAGGGCACCGATGACTTTTGAGGAACGTCTTAGGGCGCAGCTAGCCCGCGACGGACTCGTCTGAAAGGAATAACATGCCGTCGAGCACTGATTGGGCACGGACGATCGGCACTACGCTGGTCACGCATCTGAAGGAAGAAGAGCAGACCACCTTCCGTAAGTTCAAAGTCTTCGCTGCCCTTGAAGGTTCTGGCCGTGTTGCCATGAATCAGGGAGGTCGCGGCTTCGACTGGCAGGTCCGCTATAGGAACCAGCCCGTAACCTCGAATAATGGTGAGTCTCCACGGGTCTTCAGTAGACACAACCTCTGGCAGCGCGCGTACCTCCCGTATCGTGGGTACACCGTGACGGACCAGGTAACAAAGCGCGAAATGCTGGAGAACCGTGGCGCCCAGGCCCTCATCGACATCGCCGGCAAGATGGCCAGCCGTCTCCAGGAGTCGATGCAGGAGCACCTCTCCAAGGAGATCTACATCGACGGCAACGCCGTTGGCAACGAGAACCGGTGGCACGGGCTGGAGTCGATTTTTAGCATCAAGGACTCCAACGGCGACGCGAAGACCGTCAACGTTGACGACGGTAGCATCCGGAATGCCGACCAGCTCGACCCGTTTGGCGCGCCGCACGACGAGTACGCTGGACTCAGCACAGAGCTCGGTGCCCTTGCCGGCTCGCAGCACGAATCCACCGGCTCTTGGCCGTACGTTTCCGTTGACCCGGAATACGACTATTACAGCCCCCTGGTGGTCAACTACACCAGCTCCTACTTCGGTGGCGCTACTAGGACCTGGAAGGACCAGTGCATCGAGGCCATTCGCGAAGGCGTCAACCACGCCAAGCGGAACGACACGCGGGAAAGCCAGATCGACATGATCCTGGTCAACCGGAAGATGTACATCGACTTCCTCAACCGGCTTGACAGTCGGGAGCGAGCGATCGTCACAAAGTCCGCCGGCCTTCGCAGCTACGGATTTTCTGATGTCGTGGAGCTGGACGGAATCGAAATTAGCACTGAGTACGCCGTGCCAAATAACGTCGGCTACGGACTCTCCATCGGAAACATGGAGATGAAGTGCATGGAAGGCCAGCTGATGGTGGGCGAGGGGCCGTACTACAACGAGGAACTGCAAAGCTACCGCTACGCCGTTTCCGTTCTCGCCAACATCAAGATGAAGAGTCCCCGTAACTTCATCAAGTTCCAGGCAGTTGCCTAGTCTCCAGAAAGGACGAAATGAGCACGCTTACTGCAGATCCAGGGTTTTCGCGTGGGCAGGTTCTTGGGATCACCAAGACCTACTATGACGCTCAGGTTGGCAATGGTTCTCACATCACTGGCGCCAGCAAGGTGTTTCTCGACACTGACCCCACGACCCAGGCCGTGAAGACAAATGTAACTGTCGAGTGCATTGCTGTCAAAAACACGTCGGGCGCAGCCATTCTGCCGAAGACTGTTGTTCAGTTTGACGCGGGGGCCATCCTGACGGAAGTTGACGCATCTGCCACTCAGTCCAGCCTTCGGGTTGGCGTGGCGGACGAATACCTTCCTGCTAACGGTGCTCCCAACGGCGAGGTGTTTTGGGTGGTAGTCAAGGGGCCAACTACGGCCCTGAAAACCACTGGGTCTGGCAATGACATTACTGCAGGCGAAGTCGTTGGTGTCAGCGCAACCGCTGGCAAGATTGACGACGACGCCACGCTGAAGGTTGGGAATGCCATCGAGGCCGCCAGCACGACGGCGACGGAAGTTCGTGTGCTGCTGTCGTAAGCGCTGGCAAGACTACTAGATGGACCTTGGAGCGGCCGCCAGGTATTCCTGACGGCCGCTTTTTTGTATAATGGCCATGCTCTAAGTCCACAGACACAGGAGGAACCGATGGACGGAACATCAGCAGACATTTCAGACGACGCAGTTCGGGCGCGCCTTTCGCACTTGACGCAGCAGCTTCGCGCCGCCGGGTTTATCGGCGACACGCCTGCAACCGTAGGCGAGGCGAGGGAGCCGCAGATTGGCGTGCCTAACCCTCTAACTGACGGAATGGCCCCAATGATTAAGGGCGTTCCACAGCAGGATAGATGACAGATAAGACAGATCGTCAGTGCCGCGACTGCGGCAAGTACTACCCTGACACAGAAGACCACTTCAAAAAGCGCCGCGACGGCAGCTTGGACACTCGTTGTCTGATCTGCCGTCGTCGCACTTTACAGGGCAATAAGGCGAAGGAGAAGGAGGCCAGTCTTCGCGACATCGAGCAGGGTGCGGTCAACGAGTTTCTCAAAAAAACATCGCGCGGCGGCGAGAACATCCCGCACAGCTCCGAGGTGCTGGAGCGCCTTATGGAGTATTTTGGCGGCGTCAGCGGCTTCTCTGGCCTTCTGATGAAGCAGTACTTTGATAGCGCGCCGGGCGGATCTACGCGCACAAAGATGCTCGAAGCCATGCTGCGGCTAGTTGTCAAGAACACGGAGATGGGCGGCGCCAAGAAGCCCATGGAGCAGTGGACTGACGACGAGCTGGAGGCTGAGCTGGATGCTCGGCTGGCACGGGTAGCACAGCAGTTCCAGGGAAGGATCATCAATGCCACGGCAACCGAGAAAGCGACACCAGCCCTCCCCGCTCCCGTCGGTGGAAAGCATGGGGAGCTTCGCGAAGTCTCAGCTGAAGGAAATACAGGCCGAGCTCGCAAATCGAAGAATCGAGGCGCTAAGGCTCTACCGGCCGACACCGACTCAGGACGAGATGCACAAATGCCGGGCGAGTGAAGTACTCGTCATTGGCGGCAATCGCTCAGGAAAGTCCCTCTCCACGTTTGTGGAAGATGCCCGCGCTGTAACCGGCCAGGATCCGTACGACAAGTACGCGAAGACGGATGGCAATCTTGTCATCATCGGCCGCGATTGGAAACACATCGGCATGGTCGTCTACCCCATGCTGTTTCGCGCCGGCGCTTTCAAGATGATCCGCGACGAGAAGACTAACGAGTGGCGCGCCTTTAACCCCGTTGAAGACAAGGATCGCAAAGACAAGGCTAAGCCTGCGCCGCCCTTAATACCACCGCGAATGGTCAAGAAGATCTCCTGGCTTTTGAAGTCTGCCAGCTACATACAGTCAGCTGTTCTCACTAACGGTTGGACTATCTATTTCTTCAGCTCCGAAGGGGAGCCGCCGCAGGGATTTCAGGCCGATCGTGTGCACTTCGACGAGGACGTCAACTCCGAGGCGTGGGTGCCTGAGATGCAGGCTCGTCTCGCAGACCGCAAAGGCGTGCTGTGCTGGTCCGCAATGCCGCACTCCAAGAATGACGCCCTTGCTGGTCTATCGGAGCGAGCTGACGCAGCTGAGGAGCAGGGTACTGAAAACCCAGACATCGTTAAGTTCATCCTTAGGTTTCTTGACAATCCTCATATCGACGAGGACGAAAAGCGAAAGAACATCGAGCGATGGTCGGCACTCGGCGCTGACGTTCTCCGCATGCGAGCAGAGGGCGAGTTTGTTACCGATTCAATCCTGTGCTACCCGACTTTCTCAATGTCGGTTCACGGATACGACCGGGCTGATCTTCCCAAGAACGTCGTCCCCGACGACTGGACCAGATATGTCGCCATCGACCCCGGCCACGCCGTGACGGCCGCCTTGTTTGCTGCCGTGCCCCCAGATGAGTCAATGCTGCTGATATACGACCAGATCTACGCCAGGCAGTGCAACGCAGTGATCTTCGGCGAGTGGATGAAAAGAAAGTGCTACGGGCAGCAGTTTCACTCGTTCATCATCGACATGCACGGCGGGCGCATCCGAGAGATTGGGTCGGGGCGCTTGCCTGTCGAGCTGTATACGGAGCAGCTTCGCGCGAACGAGGTAAAGAGCACCGTGACTGGCTCCAGCTTCCTGGCGGGCTGCGACGACATCCAGGCCCGAATGGTTGCCACGCAGACGTACATGCACATACGTCCGGACGGCAGCCCAAAACTCCGGGTGCTGCGCGGGGCAGTCCCTGACCTGGAGCGTGAACTAAAACGGTACAAGAAGAAAACTCAATACCTGGCGGGCATGCACGTTGTTACGGACGCCCCGAACACGCGGGGGGATGTCCACGCTTGCCAGTGTCTGGAGTATATGTGCGCATATCGCCCAAAATATCATAAGCCTGCGAACATCGCGCCGGACGAACCGTGGTATGTTGAGTGGGCCAGAAAGCGCAAAAAGCAGGCGTCGGGCGGCGATAACTACGTTTACCTTGGACCCAGAACAGGACATCAAAATGGCCGACTTTAAGCCACCGGAAGTAAAACTCGGAGACAGCGTTTATTGGTATCACGACGCCACAAATCCTGCTGATCCGGCCCTGGGCTGGGTTTGCCGCAGGCCGGGCATAAACACTGTGTCGGTCCTGGTGTTTGCGCCAGAGGTAGGGTTTGTGGAAAAACCCAGCGTCAGACACAGGGGCGACCCAGGCCTCCAAGAAAACGCTGCATGGCGCCAGTGGGGGTGCTGGGACTTTTCGGCGCAGAGCGCACAGCTGCGCAGGCTGGACACGGTTGCTACAAGCCTGATTACCAATAGCGAGCGGCAAGCCAAGAAGACCAATGGAAAATAACGAAACTGGGCGAGACGCCCTGCGGCACATTGCGACAGGTTGGCTGAAGAAGATTGAGCTTTCCTTGAAGCACAAACGTCCTTTTAGCGAGGACGCACGGGAAGCCATGGACTTCTTCGACGGTCCGCACAACTGGTTCTGGAAAGACCAGTACGCACGCGGAGAATATGGCTACAATAGAAGCATTGCGCCGCCTGGCTTCCGCATGCAGGTGAATCGTGTATTCGAGGCGGTGAAGCTGTTTGCGGCCGTCATCTATCACCGCAATCCGGTCCGCACAGTCACGCCCACAAAGTACCCGTTCGTGCCGCCTGAGCTGCTTGGCATTACCCAGGACGCAGCAGCAGTTGAGCAGTTTCAGGCGGCCGAACAGGCTACCGCGATGAAAGAGCAGTCCAGGGCGGTGGCCTCAGACTTGATGTCGCGGTATCTCAACTACACGCCCAACGAGCTGGACTTAAAGACTCACAGTCGTCGGGTAGTTGACGAGGCGATTATTAAGGGCGCCGGCGTTTGGTGGACAGAGCTCTTAGAGGAGTCTGGCTCTGGCCGGCAGATGGTGGGGTCGTTTGCTGACTCTATTGACAACCTCGCCCTTGACCCAGACGCCACAGAGATAGAGGACATTCTGTGGTGCGCGCGACGATGCACGCATCCTATTGACGTTGTGGCGCGTCAGTACGGCCTAGACCGGGAGCAGCTGAAGGGCAACCTGGAAGGGCGCAGCGGCTCAAATACGGGCGACATCGGGTCCGTAGGGCGCCTTGGCGAGGACGGTCTTACTAACGGCAAGCAGGTTGGCAAGACAAACGACCTGGTGACCTACTGGAAGATCTGGAGCAAAACAGGCCTTGGGGACCGGCTGAAAGACAGCCCGAAAGACACCAGGGGGATATTCGATGCTGTCGGCGAAAACTGCTACATCGTCGTTGCCGAGGGCGTTGACTTCCCTCTCAACATATCTCCAGCAGTGCTCGAAGAAGAGGTGGAGGAAGAGTCTGGGTTGCCTCAGAGCCTGTTCACTTCTGTTCAGTGGCCAATCCCGTTTTGGGCAGATGCAAACGGTTGGCCGTTCACAATGCTGTCATTCCACCGGAAGCCGGGGTACGTGTGGCCGATCAGCCACATTAAGCCAGGCATCCCGGAGCTTCGGTTCCTGTGCTGGGCGTTTTCGTTCTTGGCGCAGCGCGTTGCAACGAGCTGCGAGACCCTCATTGGTGTATCGAAGGCAGCCGACCAGGACATTAAGGACCAGATACTCGCCCAGTCCGAGGCAGGATTCAAGATTGTGGAGCTGAGCGAGATGCTCGGCAGATCAGTCAACGACGTCATCTCCGTCTTCCAGCTACCAAACGTCACGAACGAGATCTGGAACGTGATCTCAGCCGTGACTGAAATGCTGGACAAAAGGCTTGGCATGACCGAGCTGGTGTACGGGCTTACAACGTCACAGATGCGCTCGGCCACAGAGGCTTCCGTGAAGTCGGAGCAGATCAGCGTGCGGCCGGACGACATGGCCGAGTGCGTCGAGAACGCAATGAGCGTCTTGTCTCGCAGGGAAGCAATGGCTTGCCGCTGGCTTCTGCAGCCCCAAGACATTGAGCCAATCCTTGGGCCTATCGGGACGTACGCTTGGCAGCAGTTCGTGTCCGCTATGGATCCCTACCAGGTAGCAAGGGAGTACGACTACCGGATCGAAGCCGGTAGCGCCCGTAAGCCAAACAAGGCGACGCGTGCTGAGCAGATGCAGATGGCCGTGCAAACACTTGGGCCGGTCCTCAGCAACCTTATTGGCATGGGTGTAGTTGATCCGTTCAATGCGCTTATCGGGGACTGGGCCGACTCCCTGGACATTGACGCCTCGCCCTACATGATTCCGGCGCCACCGCCTATGGATCCGATGGCCGGGGGAGAAGAGCTGCCGCCCGAACCTCAGCCAGACAGCGGCGAGCCGATCCCTGAGCAGCCCGCAGAAGGCGATCAACCGCTGCCGCAAATCCCGCCGGAGATTGCAGGATGATTCCACACGACGTTTTAGTGCGCGGAGAAGAGGCAGTGGCTCTCTACAAGAGGGCGCTAAAAAACGGCGCATCGCCGGCTTTTGCCGAAATGGCTGCCTGCCAGATGCCGCCAGGGACAAAAGGTTCCGACCGGGCGTTCATGCAGGGCCGGATGGACGGCAGCTGGATGAACTCAATGCCAAAACCACTTGCAGACAGGATGGTCCGTCAAGCGCGTGCAGCGGGCATAAATACCACGGGCAAGTTCTACATGGGTGGGCTGGCCGACAAGAGGCGGCACATGGACCCCGAGGCGTGGGTCGATTCCGTTGATGACGTAAGAAGGGTTGCCCGAAAGAGAAATCTGGAAGTTCGCGGGATCGTGGATTACACGCCCCCAGAGCAGGAACCTAAAAAGTCGGTCGACATTGCGCCAGACATCCTCGAAGACAACGTCCGAAAAGAACTGAAGAAAGACCCCCAGGCAAGCCGCGAAGAAGCTGCAGACCGCGTAAAGAAGCGCATCGTCCCTCGCTGGAAAAATAAGTGATGGCAAATCTACCGAGCATCATCCAGAGAACTGCGGCCGAATGGGCTGCCTCAAATCAATACATTCCGAGCAGAACCTATGCCGTAGAGAGCGACACGGGGCGTAGCAAGATTGGCATTGGCTTGCGATGGACTGACACGCCGTACTCGCCGGACGTGACCAGCAATCAGATTAACCGGATCATCTCTGTGACGCAGGAAGAGTACGACGCCATTGCTTCTCCAGACGCCACCACACTCTATGTGATTACCTGACATGCCAAACAAAATCGAACGACTTAGCAGCGTTACGTCGTCGCTCTCGCTGGCCGCCAGCGAGTCGACTACCCCACTCATTCC